GATTAGATACTGAGCACCTGCTGGTCCACCAATCTGTGGTAGAACACCATCAATCACTCTCTGTGCAACAGCCTCTGGAACACCACCTGCTCCGATTTGACGGAGTTCAGCGATTAGTTCCTGAAGATGCTTGCTGTTCATGTAGAACTTCAGATCCTGACGGCGAGCCTTGAACTTACGAGGCAAAGCATTGTAGATAGTCTCCAATGCTTCTAGTGTTAGCTTTGTTGAAGCACCATCACCAGATTCAGGAGAAGTCTCCCAAATGTCGGTCAATGTTGCAGCAGCTGCTGCAGCTTCGTGGGCACCTGCATAGTTTGTATCAAGTGTCTGACGGATAAATCCTGCAAGGGTATTATTGTAAGTACCATTGCCAGACGATCCTGGACGACCATTGATTGCAATATCCTCAAGATCGTTACCGAACTGAGTTGCCATCAAACGTACAACGTGATCTTCCAACTGCTGACCTTCAATGTTATCCTCTAGGGATTCTGTTGAAAGTTCGTAGTCTAGACGGAACTTGGTTGTTGTTAATTCAATCTTTGTGAATGCTGGGGCAGCGTTTGAGCCTGTATCCTCAGCTTGTGTTGCCTTAGCAACAAGACGTGAACCAACACGAACCTTATCGAGTTCCATTGTATTACCACGCATAACTACTCTACGACCATCATTGGCGAGAACCATCTCGTCAAAGATATAGTCGATAAATTGTGCTGACTGTGCTGGGTTTAGTACACCACCATTGTCACCTGTATTTCCCTGTGCTGTCATAGCACCTGGAGATTCAAGTGGGGAGAGAACTGTACCGCTAGCAGCAGCCTTTTCTAAAATATTATCACTCATTTTTTATTTTTCACCACCTTTTCTTAGTTAATATATTCTGCGGAACCGAGGAAACGCCCGCCCCACATTGACTTCTTCAATGTGGAATTATTTTCTGGAGCATTTTCCAATTCTCCAGACTTCTTTACTGCTGTATCTGACTCAACTGCGTCCACACGATTAATAATCTGTGAAATGGTTTCTTGAACCTCAGCTAGAGTCTTTGACAGCTCTTCTTGCTTTGTTGCAAAAGAACTTGTTACGTCTGCAACACTCTTTGCAACAGCATTTACAGATTCTGCACTTTTAGCTGTACCTTCTGATACAGTTGCAGAAATAAAATCTTTGATTTCGTCCAATGCTTTTACCAAGTCAATCGCTTCACCGTTATTTTCGGTGGAAGCGTCAGTGGCAACCTCATCTGACTTTTCTACAGATTCTTCTGTAGCAGCCTCTTCTACAGGAGCTTCTTCAGCTACTGCTTCTTCAGCTTCAGGAGCTTCTTGTGTTTCTACAACATCTTCTGCACCTTCAACTACTTCGTCTACTTCAACAACCTCTTCGGTTGTTACTTCTTCATTATCAGCCACGATAACACCTCCTTCATTATTTTTGGTGGCAACTGACTCAATTTGGATATCTGTTCCAATTGCCTTATCTACTGTCTCTTCAGACAGCAATTCTTTTGTAGGAATTCCAAAGAATTTCTTTACCTTTGCATTCCAAGACCTTAAAGTTTTCATTTTATGTCCAACCTTTGTTTCCGTTGGTTTCCACGAATTTCCTTCTTTTCTATAAACCGTAATAACAACTGCAGGATCTTCTGGAGTTCCAGTTACAGTTACAGACGAGTTAGGTACATTAATTTTACCATTAGTTACTACTCTTGTTACCTTGCCACGAGCGGTGCCACCAGATGATCCCCACTGAACAAAATCTCCAACAGAAAATGATGATTTTTTAACATCATCTTTATCTTTGTCTTTGTATTTAACTTCAGTTTGAATATCTGAAAACCTTCTTGATTGCTTTGGATACTTCTTTGGAGTATCTTCACTTGTAATTACATTATTAGACTTTTCAAAGTGTGAGTCTAGTGCTTTTGCAATTGCTTTTGAAAGATCTTCACCTTCCATGGTCTCTACCCATCCAATTGAATCAAGGTTTTTGTTGCATAGTGCACAATCCTTAGACTCTGACTCTCCAGTAAATGCAACACCGTCTGTTTCGCACCAAAAAACATTATCAATGTGGGACTTTTCAAAAATTCCTTCTGCTACGGTATTGGTTTTTTGAATTGAAAAAATATTTGCTAATTGATTTGCTGGTGAATCAACAAGTGATAGCTCAACCAAATCATAGTCTTTAATAATTCTAACAGTGTGTTCTAGTTCTGGGTCATAGACATTATCTGAGTCTTTTACTGCTCCACCGATTGAAAAGCCAGTAAGTGTTCCATCAAGAACCATTTCCCAGATATCTGAGGCACCCTTTGAAATATATGTATCTACAAATACTCCACTATATTGCTTGTTTGTTGCTTGATCGAAAAATGTTTCTGTTCTAAAGTTTACTACTTTTCCAGCAGGAATTGGCTGGTGCATGAGGCGAACATTTCCTCTAAAATTTTCAAATGCTTTTTGAGATGCGTCAGCAGAAACACGATCACCTTGACGATCAATATTATCAAGTGTTGCAAAGCCAGAGACTATTCTCTTCTCTACATCAACTTTTGAGATAGGCATTGTCAGCGTTACCTGCTGACCATTAGTAGATAATGAAGCCTTTTGTAAATCTACCATAGCATTCTTATTATATAACACTTTTGTTATTATAGTGTTAACTATTGTTGCTGTCTTCCTTCACCTTGGGTTGCTCTTGCACCAGTTCCTGAGTCTGCAGCATTACCAGTTCTTTCCTGATCTCTTCTTCTGTTTCCAGTTGCTCTTGCTGTTTGATCTGCTGCCTGTTGTGGCTTTAAGTCTACTGGTTCGTCTCCACCAGTAATTGGAGGAAGTCCAAGTCTTGGTCTAACTTCATTTGGCATTACAACCTGCATTCTAAGATATCTTTCATCAATCTTTGATTGGGTATCTTCGTCAGTAAGAGTTAGTTCCTTAAAGTGAAGCTTAAACATATCAGTCTTTTCAGCAATGATTCTGTTAACTTTCTTTTCTAAAATGTCCTGCTGTGGTCTACATACCTGCTCTTTAAATGTCCTATCTGATTCACGAGCATTTGCAAGAGAAATGTTTTCTGCAGATCCAATTTTAGAAATTGGAGTTCTGTGAGCCATAAGAATTTCTTCACGATTTGCTCTTCTGTAGTTGTTAAATGAAGAATCTTGGATACCATTTTCAATTGCCTCCATCTTCATTTCTACCTTATTTACACCATCGTCAGCAGGTAGTGGGACTACTACTGTTCTATGATTTTGACCACGCATATTATTTTGCATAAATTCAAATAGTTTTTGCTCTGCTTCTGGTGTAAACTTTGCACCCTTTAACCAGAAAATATATCTAGGAACTGCTTTGTTTTCAAAGTATTCTAGATTATATTTAGATGCAAATTCGTTTCCAGCCATTGCATTTTTAGCAGTTACAATTGGTGGAATTCCGTAATAAGTATTGGTTGGGGTATATTCTTTTAGGTGAATAATTTCGTTTGGACGAGGATCTGCACCAACTGGATTTGGCTGACTTACATCCTGAAAGTTTCTAAAGAATACTGCCTTACCATTTACGATCTGAACAAATCCATCACGAAGTCTACGGATACGCATTGTTGCTGCTGGAATGTGACCAATGTATCCAATTTCTCCAGCAGAAGTTCTACCAATTTCTAGGTATCCATTTCCAGTAGCTTCTTTATCAATGTACGCTTTCATTAAAGTAGCAGTAAATGTGTCGTCATCGTTGCGAGACTCAATCCATTCTGTTACCTCTAACTTGACTCTTTCCATTTTTCTTCTTGCACGAGCAAGTTGATCCATATCTGTCATTTCTTCAAATCTTTGTTGAACCTGCAAGGTTTCTTGAAGTTCGTACCCAAGACCAACAATGTTAGAAACTTTTGCTTGAATAGCAGCATAGTTTGCAGAAGATACTTCAAAAATCTTTGCTAGTGAAGATAAGTTGTATGGAGGTTCAATTACATCAAATAGACCGTATCCATACTTGTCTGGAATCATTTGCTTGGATGATGCACCCTGACCACTCAACTCATTGTTGTCTGCTTTTTCTAATCTACGCTTTGCAGATCTACGAAAATTGTGGCTAAGACCAGAAAGAGAAAGGATCTCATCTCCAGACTTTTTAAATTCATCTGATCCAGTCCAGGGAGAATCTGCTTTAGGTGTTGAAAAAAGCTTTACTCCGCTTACTTCTCTATTATTTTCTTCCATTACTAAACAACTCTTTCCAGTTTTCTGTATCGCCATAAGGTGTCAATCCTTCAGCCATTCTTTCAATATCTTCTCTAGCCTGTGTATCTGTTGCTCTGCCAACTCCAGGCATAAATTTTGCAGTTCCTTCTGGCTTACCCCAATATGCTGCAGCATCTGCAAGTGCTTTCATTTTTGAAATATCATACTGGATGGATGGGACATTTAGAGTATTGCCATCATTGTCCATAAATGGTTCTCCATTTGGCAGGACCCATACATAAATTCCAAGAGATGACTTGCTTTCTACAACACTTAACTTGTTATTTGATTTTGACATACCACAATGATACCATAATTAACGCCAATTTGTTAACTAGCGTTCTGGAATTCTTGTTGATGCTGATGGAGTGGCAGTAGGCTTATAACTAACAATTTTTCTTTGAACAATATCCCTTGTGTAATTATTTAAATCATCTCTTATAAAATAATAGTTTTTGTTATCTTTTCCACCAGAAACATAAACAACTTGAAAGTTTGAAGGATTTGTAAGCTTTGTAATAAAAATGTAAGGATCTGAAATAGCAGTAACCTGATATATTCCATTAAGAGAATTATTTGCTCCTTGATCTTTAAATAAAACTACTGTTCCTACACCTAATTGGACTCCATCAATTCTAGTTAAATCTTCAATTCCAGAGTAATTTAGTCTGTAGCTGCTTCCAGACAATTGAGAAATAGAGTATGCTTGATTTGAAGCAACATCTATATGTTGACTAGAAAATGAAGCTTGATTTGAAAGAGGCTGAAAAGTTCCTCTTGACGAAGTAAGGTCAGAGTCGTGTTTTTAAATTTGAACATGACTTGACGATGCAGAACCACATATTTCAAC